GCTTCAGGTGCTTTAACGCTTTGCTTTCCTGCATTAACTGTATCTACCGTCACATACTTATATGTAGATGGTGATACCTGACTCGAAAGATCATTAACAGCATTAGCAATCTGATAGATGTATGAAACATCCATCGGTTGCCCTCGTTCTGGTAGTGGTATCTTTGCCATATTTCCTCCTATATAATTATACCAAAGACTCTGTGCCTTCGTATATTGTTAACAATGTGTTGCGTTCCTTTACAATTCCTTCTAATTGAATTGCTACACTCACAGTACTTGTACCGCTTTTTAAAAATGAAAACCCATGAACATACGATGTTCCAAAATAATTATAATCTCCACCATCAAATTTAACAAAAATGTCATAGGCTTCTCTGTCGTCTTTATGAATAGAGTCTGTCCACACAACTGTGATTGTTTTGCTACCAACCTCAATTTCACCAGTGACTTGTGATGGTGCATTAGCAACTAAATTATATTGTGGAGACCAGTGTGACATTCTGTTTCGGTCTTCTGAAATGATTCTGTATCTTAAGATAATGTTGTTATTCTTACCCAATGGTGGCAAGTCATCCATTTTTATTGTTACCTTTTTGATACCTGCATCAGCCATTATTGAACATCCACCGCAAATCTAAACTCTAAATAGTTGCTTGTATTTTGTGACTTGACAATTGTTTCTGAGTTTGTATTTTTGATAACTGAGTATCCAGTTAAACCATACAAGGAGTTTTCTGTAGAAACATTTTCAAGTCGCATTGCATCTAGGCAAACATAAAAATCTTCTGACGGAGATCCATTTTCAATCACACATGCATAAATCTTTACAACGTTTATTGCATTCCATGTAAATGGGTTTGTCTTAAATAGTTCTTGTAGTTGCTTTTTAACAACGACATATCTGTTTGTAGAAAAATCATGTTGACCATTGCCAGTTCCATTATCTAGTTTAATTTCAAACTTAGCACTCTGAGCATTTGTAACTTGTGAGTCATCACTTGATGAAAACTCAACCAAGATTCTTACTGAGTCTGGAACTGCATCTGAAGAGGCTACTCTGTTTACAACTGAGAAAGCCAATCTTAACTCATCTGTTGGTGAGTTTTTTGTAAAATCAATTACGGCACCAGACTGATGGATGTGACGTGAACCACTTTCAACCTTAAGTCTTGTCTTTCCATCAATAGTTTCTGTTGATAGGTTTGAGTGATTACCACGAATGGCAACCACGTTATTTAAAAATCTACATCTTTCATATCTAGCAATACGAGTAGTGTCATTAAAAATTCTGTTATTGGCATTTGTATGAAATACCTTTAGGTCTACTGGAGTGCTTGTGTTATCTCCTGGAATATCGTATGATCCATAAATATCATTATTGTTACCTGGACCATTTAACGGTGTGTATATAGAATAAATTTGTGGTGTACCGTCAGATGTATGCTCTTCCCATCCTTCATTTTCTGAAAAAGAAAATACATTCTTGCTGTCATATGCTCCTGCAACCGTATTTGATCCTGCAGAAAAAATACCAACTTCTGAAATCTCATATCGCTCTTCTGTTGGAAGTTCTGCTGTAAATACAATCTTTGAGATACCATTTTCTGTTACAAAACCACGGGATGAGATTGGGATACGAAACATCTCAAAATCTAATGTCTTTTGAGCAGAATAATCTCCAAGGGTAGCATTAGATGCCAATGGCTTTGCTCCACAGCCAATAGCGATGTAAGAGGCATAGGCTGGTGCCTGACCAATTAAATATTTTGCTAGGATTCGTTTTCCAGTATTAGTAATCATTATTCCACCTCATATATTGTATCATTAAGTATGTCTCCAGCATTAAGCATCTGAACCTCTACCTGCTCATCATTTGCTAGGTTTATTACATTGATAATAACATTTCCAGTATCAGACTCAATATAGACAATTTCTCCATTTGGCCCAGTGCCTACATCTGGCACCCTGTTCTCAAATTTGATTGGAAAGTTTTTAAAAAATGTATCTGAAGTGTTTTGCAACGAAAGCACATTCTGAGGATTATACTGTAGATATAGGCTTGTTAAATTTTTAATTGGTTGATAAATAACATTTTGGCCACCAACAATATCATTACGTGCTATATTGATTAATTCCTCTGCACCAATATCTTCAAATAGAAGATCAGACATTACCTCAATAGGTACAATATCTTCTTCTGTTATTAGTAAATCTGGCGTTGCAACCTTAATGCCGTCGGTAGTAGTAGACGGAACTATTGTTGGTAAATTAGGTGTTGACTCGACCATTATGCAACCTCACTTAAATATACTGTCATTGAAGGACCGTTAGAACTTTTTTCATATTGAATATTATACACAACAAACCTTGTATCTGGAGATGCAACTATGTTTGTTCCATCATCGCTGTAATTAATATTTACGATGTCACCAAGTTGTAATGTTGGCATTGCAAAGATCCTTACCCCTATAGATTTTCTTGGCTTTGACACCTTATTAATAATCCAAGACATCAAGTTCTGAGCATCGTCATATGTTTGAATGTATGGAGCATTTAAAGAAAAATCTTTTTTACCGTATGTAAGTCTGCTAATCTTAATGTCTTCGTATTGCTTATCAACCTTAAATGGCGAAGATACCAATGTCGTTCCCTTAAATTGTGGATTAGAGAAATCAGAGTTTTTGGCAAAATACTGATCAACTGTAAAATCATTTTGTGATTCTTGTGTAAAGGTAACTCCTTGAATTCTTAAATAATTTCCGCTTCCACTGTCAAGGCTTAATGCCTTATCTGTTGCATTAAAGATTAAGAATTCTGCACCATATGATCCTGCTCTGAAACCAGAAACTGTGTATCCCTTAATCTTATTAAATGTTGGAGACAACTTTGCATATAGTGCAGGGTATGCCTTATCATATCTTACATTGAAGTATGCTGCCTCACGCATGATGGTTCCAAACTCATCAAAATACATCTTGTATGCTGGTGGCTGAGCACCATCAATTCCAGACAAATATGTTCCCTGAATCACACCACTCATTGCATATTTCCTAAAAGCCTCATTAGTGTTAATTTCAGTATCGCCATAAATATTATTAATTGGCAAGTCTAATGAATAAACTGTGTTCTGGCTATAGTTTTGTGTCAACGCATAAATATTTTCAAACATTAATCTAGATGATCCACGAATAAACAATGCCATATTGTTGTACTTTGGAAGTGGATCTGTATCATCTACAGTAGCCACCAAACGATTGTTTATGTACAAGAAGAATCTTCTAATCTTGCCAATATCCAAATACTCTACACCAAGATCATAAACTGTTTGCTTGTCTTGCCCAGATACTCTATACTGACCCACTAGTGTACCTTGATCAACAAGTACTTCTGTTAGGCCTGACCATAATTTGACTGGAATTGCAACATCACTGGCTGCATCCTTTTTAATTTTATAAAACAATACATTTGATACACCTGAGTCTGTATCAGTATAAGCATCAACATTATTTTCAGTTAATGCTGCTAATTCAAAATAGTATCCGTTATTTGTCAGTGGATTAACCATTACTGCTAATCCACCAGAACTACCACCAACCTGAATACTCTTGTTTGGTGTTGTGCCAGCAACATTATAATAAATACTTGTGCCAATTGGAGTTTGCCCACGGCTTTCGCTATTTTCAATTTTGCCAATAATTCTCATGCGTGTACCAAAATGTCTGAACTTATCATCAAGTGGCTTATAGACATATGAGATATAGTTTAATGGCTTGTCGCTTGTTGGAAATGATGGACCGTTCATTACAAGCGCAGATGACTGAACTGTACCAGTTTCTGTACTCTTTTTACTATTGACTTCTGTTTCTGTTAAATACTTTGTAGATAAGAAGTTTCTAATAATTCCATTACGTGTAGTATTGTTTGCCAGTGTTTGCTTCATTCCAGCAATACCGTCTGCAGTTGCAGGTGGGGTCTGCGAAGTAAACAAATACTCTGACTTCATTTCACAGGCACGAACATATGTATTGTTTGACCAGTGTGATGATAGACCAGCACTGTGTGTCAATGGGGATGTGCCAAACTGACCTCTTCCATGTTTTGCGACTGCACCATTTTTTAACATTAGTACGCCGTCTACCTCTTCATAGTTTGGTTCTGAATAAATTCTTACAAGGCCAGTTGGGTAGATCTTTCCATTAAATGGTAATTTAGAAAAATAATTATTGTACTCTAATGCGCTTGTAATCCAAACATTTCCATATCCAGATACGTTGAACTGAGCAGCGTCATACTTTATAATTTCTCCATTAGCATAAAAATATCCATTGTATCTAGTTAACCAGGAAATACCCTCTCCTAAATCCATAATATTATTTACAAGTTGTCTGTTGACGACCTGCGGTAAATCGGAGGTTAGATTGGTGTTAAGTGGTATCGCACCCAACACAAAGTTTGACATGTTTCCAACACTTTGATTTACAGACTTAATAATTTCTGTTCCAGAGGCTTCCCATAAAAGTGCAGGCTTATAGATCCATGTTTTATCTTGATCAATCATGCTTGCTTGC